CACGTTATTACTGAGGTATGGTGGAAAGGAAATGACTTAATGGGTAAATTACAACTATTACCCACCCCCTCAGGTAACATTGCTAAGGCATTAGTAATGTCAGGTATTCCACTTGGTATTTCATCTCGTGGTATGGGTTCAGTACGTCAACTTGGTGAAACAGTAGAGGTACAAGATGATTTTGAATTGTTGTGTTGGGATTTGGTATCTGTACCATCAACCCCACAAGCATATATGCAATTAGCTGAATCAAAGCAATTTGGTTCAACTAAAGATTACAGCAAAATAAACGAATTGATTACCGAAATCATTTGTTCACAAACAGGTGTTTGTCCACTATGTTAAAAATAAAATAAAATGGCACAACTAATTAATGAAGCAAAAAGAATGCAATATTTAGCTGGTATCATTAATGAATCACAGCTAAATGAAGAAGATATTATGGAAGAGGGTCTTAAAGACTGGATTTTAGCTGGATTAATTACTTTATCTACATTAGGTGGAGTTAAAGTATATCAAATGGATAAAGAAGCTGAAACTGATAGAAAAGCCCAAACAGAATATTATGATAATATCCTCAGTAAAGCTCTTGGAAAAATGAGTGATGAACAAAAAACAGAGTTAGGGGATAAAATAAATGACAAAACTAGAGATATGTTATTGACTCTTGATACTAAAATAACACCTATACAGTTTGCCAAATTTTTAGGAGATTATGCAGAAGATTATGTAAAAGCTCATCCAAATGAATTTTCAGTTTCTGCCAAAGACGGAACAATTCAGTGGAAATATCAAGATGCAGCATCTTACAATCAATAATAAAGTAATTGTAAAATGCCACAATTCATACAAGAAGCAAAACGATTACAAGAATTAGCAGGTATTTTAGATAAAAACCAAATACTTGAAAATGATGTGTTTGATTTAGAAGCTATAAAAAAACAAATAGAAGATAAAGTAGAACAGAATCCTAATTTAGAAGAAGCTTTAGGTATCCTTGGTGGAATTGGATTAGTACTAGCTATTCCTGCCTTGTTGCAAGGATTAGCTACTTTAATTGAAAAAGGTAATAGATATTTTACTAAAAAATTTACACCTGAACAAATAGCCCAAATTAAAGCATATAATAAACAAGCAGTAAAAACAGGAGGGCATAAACAATATACTAGTGGAATTTCTAAAGAAATTGATGATTTTGCCCATTGGTTGCATGATATGTGCATAAAACCTATCGAAGGAGTTTTATACGTAATGTCAAAAATCCCAGTAGTAAATAGAATTTCTTGGATAAAAGATGAATCTAAAAGACATAAATTAGCAGAAGCTATATATTTAGTAATAGCTTTAGCTTTAGGTGGAATTGGATTAGCACAACATGCTGTTTCTGTTACAGGAGTAATAGATGCTGTAAAATTAGGTGATGTTGCTATTGATAGTAATGTTTTAGCAAGTAGAACAGGGTTACTTAAAAACTTACCTGATTTAATATCTAAATTAGTAGTTTAGTATAATTATTTAAAAATTCTTCGCGGTTTTTAGTATCTACATATATTTATGGGTAGCCTACAATAGCTACCCACTTCTATTCATGGTAGCTTGGTTAATCAATTAACCCCCATTAAGCTTCTCTAATAAGCTTATTTCCGAAAACAAATTTAAGGAGAAAAACAAAATGAGTAACAAAAACTTATTCAAAGAGGCTATCGCCGACGCTAAAGCTGTCCGCGAAGCTGCGTTAGCAAACGCAAAAGCCGCTCTTGAAGAAGCTTTAACTCCAAAACTTCAATCCATGTTAGCTGCAAAGTTAAACGAAATGGAATACGAAGAAGAGTAAAGAAGAAGAAGAACTCGAAGAAGACTTCGACTTATCTGAAATTTTAGCTGAGTTAAACGAAGCTGAAGAAGAAGAAAAAGAAGAAGAAGAAACCGAGGAAACTGAAGAAGAAGGTGAAGAAGAAGTAGAGGTAAAAGATATGACTATCGAAGACCTCAAAGATCTTATCAAAGACATCGTATCTCAAGAAATGGGTGACGAAACCCCAGAAATGGGTGCTGAAGAGCCTGTGGATATGGGTGGCGAAGAAATGGCTGCCGATGCTGGTGCCGAAGATGAGATTGATTTAGAAGAATTATTAGCTGAATTAGATTCTTTAGACGAGTATGCTGAAGAACAACCTAGCAGAGACATGGACGGTGACGGCGATGTTGATGCTAATGATGTTAAAATGATGAAAGAAGCTGCTAAAAAGAAGAAAGAAAAAGAAAAAGAAGAAAAAAAAGAAAAAATGAATGAAAATCTCGAAGAAGGTCTTAAAGACTTTTTCTTAAAAGTTGCTGACAACCTTAAAAAAGGACTTGGTCTTTATTGCGTAGAAGAATATAACGCTAACATTAAAGCCGGTAAGTCAACCTTAGAAGCTCAAGCTCTTTATGACAAATGCTTACAAGGTGAAAAAGGTGGATTCCAAGGTAAATCTGTAACAAGCACTACCACTGGTATTGCTGAAAACGAGGAACTTGAAGAAGCTATCTCAACCATCAACACTCTTCGCAATGAGTTAAACGAAGTTAACTTGTTAAATGCTAAGTTGCTTTATGTTAATAAAATTTTCAAAGCTAAGAATTTGACTGAATCACAAAAAGTAAAAGTAATTGCTTCATTCGACAAAGCAACTAACGTTAAAGAAGCTAAAGTAGTATTTGAATCTCTTCAATCTGCTTTAACTGCTGCTCCTAAAAAAGCAATAAAAGAATCCTTAGGATTTGCTTCTAAAGCAGCTGGTGTAGCTCCTAACAAAACTATTGTTGAGTCTAATGATGTAATTGCCCGTATGCAAAAACTTGCAAACATCAAATAAACAAAAAACAAAAAACAAATTAAATTCAAAACAAAATGAACGTACAATCATTATTAGAGTCATCAAACCAATACAAGGTTATTGCTGATGACGCCAAAAAACTTAACTCCAAGTGGGTTAAATCAGGCCTCTTAGAAGGTTTGAAAGGCGAGAACGATCGCAACACAATGGCGATGTTACTCGAGAACCAAGCTAAACAATTAGTAACTGAAGCTTCTTCTACTGGTACTGCTACTCAAGGTTCTTATTCTCAAGAAGCTTGGAACGGTGTTGCTTTACCATTAGTTCGCCGTGTATTCGGTGAAATCGCTGCTAAAGAATTCGTTAGCGTACAACCAATGAACTTACCTTCTGGTCTCGTATTCTATTTGGATTTCAAATATGGTAGTGATTTCCCTGAACCATTTGCTAACAACGGTTCTTTATATGGTGCTAACGCTACTACCAACGTAACTGATATTACTTCTCAGTCCCTCTATGGTGCTGGTCGTTTCGGTTACACTATCAACCAATTCTCTGCTTCTGTAACCAATGCTGGTACTGCTTCTGCTCAGTGGTCAGATTTTAACTTTGATTCTGACTATTCAGCTTCTGCTGCTGCTAGTTCTTGGAAAAAGATCTTAGTTCCACTCCCAACTGATGCTGATCAACTCGGTGTTCGTGCCTTTACTATTGTTTCTGGTTCTACTATTACTTTTGATAGTCCATTACAAGCCTTTACTACTGTAACTAACAACACTGCTTCTTTCATTGTTACTGCTTCTGCTGTTAACGCTGTAATGAGCCCATCTGCTGCTACTTTGTTGTTATACTACAACGAACAACCAACTTCTACTGCTCGTGGTGATTTTGAAGATGCTGCTAGTGGATATAGTAATAGTTACAACTCATCTAAAGCTGGTGCTGGTGCTGCAATCGCTATTCCAGAAATCAACGTTCAGTTGAAATCTGAAGCTATCGTTGCTAAAACTCGTAAGTTGAAAGCTCAATGGACTCCAGAATTCGCTCAAGACTTAAACGCTTATCATAGCGTAGATGCTGAAGCTGAATTGACTGGTATCTTATCTCAGTATATCTCTATGGAGATTGATCTCGAGATCTTAGATATGTTGATCCAGAATGCTTTCACAGTTGATTACTGGTCTGCTGTTAACAACTCAGTATACAGTGGTACTGCTGCTGGTGCTTTCACCGCTTTAGGAACTGCTGGTTACTACAATACTCAAGGTGGTTGGTTCCAAACTTTAGGAACTAAACTCCAGAAGGTTTCTAACAAGATCCATCAGTTAACTCTCCGTGGTGGTGCTAACTTCTTAGTAGTATCTCCAACCGTAGCTACTATCCTCGAATCAATTCCTGGATTTGCTGCTGATGGTGATGGTGAGAAAATGGAATTCAACTTTGGTATCCAAAAGGTTGGTTCTCTCAACAGTCGTTACAAGGTTTACAAGAACCCATATATGACTGAGAACGTAATCTTGATGGGTTACAAAGGTGCTCAATTCCTTGAGTGTGGTGCTGTATTTGCTCCATACGTACCGTTAATCATGACTCCATTGTTGTACGATCCAAATACCTTCACTCCACGTAAAGGTTTGATGACTCGTTACGCCAAGAAGATGATCCGTCCTGATTACTATGGTAAGATCTATGTTGCTGGTTTAAATACCCTCTAATTTAGATATATACCTTTAGCCCTGTAAGGCTATAATTTAGAACCCGACCCCGTAAGGTCGGGTTCTTTTGTTATATTTATAATAAACGTTATTGCATGAAGGAACCAAATCGTGAGCGCAAAACAGAAATCAAATCTATTAACGCTATTCAGCTAAACGAAGAGCAAAAAGAAGCAAAACGATTAATAATTGAAAACCAAGTAGTAATTATAACAGGCAGAGCAGGATCCGGTAAATCATTAGTATGTGCTCAGGCCGCTTTAGATTTCCTTAAGAAAAAACAAATTGAGTGTATTTACAATACACGCGCCGCTGTGGAAGTTGGTAAATCATTAGGATTTTTACCTGGTGATATCAATGGTAAATTTGACCCATATATGGAGGCACTTATTGAAAACCTCAATAAATGCTGTTCAGATAAAAAAGAAGTAGCTAAACTAATTGAGGAAAGCAAAGTTAAAGCACTACCAGTTCAATTCATCAGGGGTAAAACTATCGATGATATATTAATTGTAGAAGAAGCACAAAACCTTACTAAAGGTGAAATGTTAGCCATATTGACTCGCCTCGGTAAAACCGGTAAGATCGTTATCAACGGTGACAACGAACAAACCGATATAAAATCAAATACAGGCGAAATAAACGGTTTAAGTTACGTAATCGAATTATCCAAAAAAATCGAAGAGATCAAGTGGATTAAATTGAAAGAAAACCACCGCTCTGACCTAGTAGGCAAAATACTTGAGTACGAATACGGGAAATAGCAATATTTATACGTGTTAAATACTACTGATTAATGTCTAACATAGCAATTTGGAATAATAACCCGGGGCCTATATCTGGTAGTACCCCATTTCGTTTTTACGATACTGATGCTGCCTTCCAAATAGAAGGTCCATTATTTGCAACGTGGTGTGCTCAACGTTTAGGTTATCCTATCGTTAATGTTGAATTACAAGACATTAACTTTTATGCTGCTTTAGAAGAAGCAGTAACAACATACGGCAACGAAGTTTACCAATATAAGATTCGTGAAGGTTATTTATCAATGGAAGGTAACTTAACCTCTTCTGCTTTTAATAACCAATTAGTAACACCAAATCTTGGTAGTATTATTCGCATTTCTGAAACATATGCTTCAGAAGCAGGAGCAGGTGGATATACAAACTGGTATACAGCTTCATTTACAGCAAGTATTGGAGTTCAAGACTATGATTTAAATGCAATATTGTCTGGATCTGGAGTTACAGGATCTGCCGAAATTAAAAGAATATTTTACGAACAATCACCAGCAATAGCTCGTTACTTTGATCCTTATGCTGGTACAGGTACAGGTATTCAATCATTATTAGAATCATTTGGGTTTGGTCAATTTTCTCCTGGTATTAATTTCTTATTAATGCCTATTTATTTTGATGTTCAAAAGATTCAAGCAATTGAATTGAATGACCAAATAAGAAAAGCTGCTTATTCATTTGACATCCATAATAATAAATTAAGAATATTTCCTATTCCAACACAGGATATGAGGATGTACTTTCATTATATCTTAATAGATGAAAGAAATAGTGTAACAGCAGGCCCAACAGCGGGAAAAAATAATTTAATTACTAATATAAGTAATGTACCTTATAATAATCCGATTTATGGACAAATTAATGCTGTTGGTCGCCAATGGATTCGTCAATATGCTTTAGCAGTTGTTAAAGAGATGTTAGCATATGTGAGAGGAAAATATACAACAACTCCAATTCCAGGTGCTGAAGTAACATTAAATCAAGCTGACTTGTTAGTAGATGCTAGAGATGAAAAAGCTAAATTGTTAGAACAATTAAGAGGAACATTAGATGTAACTTCTAGAAAAACTCAACTTGAAAATCAATCAATGGAGGCTGATTTTATTCAGAAAACTTTAACTAATATTCCTATTCCAATCTATATATTTTAAAATGAAATTAGCAAATTTAATATTAGAAGGAACTACTCTATTTTTAGTAGATATCTTAATTAAAACTAAGAAGGAAGCTAATAAAGTAGAAATATATAATCAAATTAGAGCATTAAAAGATGTTGTAGTTGTAACTGTTGAACAAAACGATTTTTTAGATAGTAAAGCAACAGACCAGTTTGATTATGAGATGCTTCATTTAAAATTTTTGGCAACTGAAGAACCAAGAGCAGCTATTGATGCTATTAAAAAAGATGCAATGATTACTCAACGCATTCCTGGTTTACTCCAATTTATAATAAGATATAAAACAATTCAATCAAAAGGTAAATATTAATGGCATTATACGGAGAAAATAGAGACATAAGCCTATTTAGACACGTAAGTAGAGAATTGCTTAATAATATAATTGAGCAAAAAGTAGGATATTATAAAATAAAATTAGATAGATCCTCTCCAAATATGTATGGAGAATCTACTCAGAAAACATATAATGATCCTGTACTTATAAATTGTTTGATTGAAAGAGGGGATACTGAACCAAAAACAGATGATTTTGGTATGGATATTACTCGTACTATTAAATGTAGATTTTTAAGAGATGATTTAGCAGGAATAGATTTAAGTACCGAGTTTACAAATGATAAAAGAGGTATTCCTTATAATATTGTTCCTGAAGTGGGAGATGTAGTATTATGGAATAATGACTACTATGAAATAAACAATGTAAATGAAAACCAATTAGTAGTAGGTAAAGACCCACTTTACTCGTATTCATCTGTGACAGATAATTTTGGCAACTCATTATCTATTATAGTAAGTTGCTTCTATATAAGACCAGAAAAATTAGGAATAGCAAAAGAAAGATTATAACCCATGATAAAACTATCTAATTTACTAAAAGAAGCAGCTTATGTTCAATTACCTGGTGGTGAATCGCCTGAAGAATTAATTTCTAAAGGATTTACAACTAGTAAACCTGAAGTAGATCCTGAAACAGGCAAAATAACTACCTCAGTACAATATTTACCTAAGTTTAAACAAATGCGTATTGATCTTATACAAAAAAGAAATGATATAAAACCGTTTAAATTCTCAGCTAATCCAGATATAGCTAAAGTAGCAACAGAAGCTGATAAAATGATAGGTAAATTATCTCAATTAATTTTTGCTTTAGATAAAATGGTTGAACTACAACAAAAAGGAGAATAATGCCTCGCGACATTAAACCAATACCAAAAAACGCTGAACAAATTAGTCAAGAACAGATTTCTCCTTACTTAACTAATGAAGGTAAACCTATCAGTGAAACTTCTTTTACTAGAAATCGTGCTGAAGATATCTCAATGAAAGGAGATAAAGTAAAAGATGTTAGTATTGGTTTGGAAGATATAGATAATGCCGTAATGTATTATTTTACTAATGTAATTAAACCAACAGTAATACAAAACAGCCAACGTATAGCAGTACCTGTAATTTATGGTTCTCCTGAGCGTTGGAAATCAGTTCAAGCTGATGGATTTTACCGTGATAATAGTGGACGATTAATGGTTCCACTTATTATGTTTAAAAGAGAAAGTTTTGAAAAAGATAGATCATTAGGTAATAAATTAGATGGTAATAAAGTACATAATTACCAAGTAATAGGTACAAAATACAATTCTAGAAATCAGTATGATAAATTTTCTGTTTTAAACAACAGAATACCATCTGAGCAATATTATGTAACCACAGTACCAGATTATCTTACATTAACTTACAATTGTATTATATTTACAGATTTTGTAGAACAAAATAACAAATTAGTAGAAGCAGTTCAATTTGCTTCTGATACTTATTGGGGTGATCCAAGTCGCTGGAAATTTAGAGCTCGTATAGATACCTTTACTACAACTACTTTACTTGAAGAAGGTACTGACAGAGCAGCTAAATCTACTTTTAGCATTACATTAAATGGATATATAATCCCAGACACTGTTAATAAAGATTTAGCGGTTGCTCGTAGTAAATTCTATACTAAATCACAAGTTATATTTGATTTAGAAGTTGTAGATGGAAGTAGTAAAACTACTGATATTGAAACAATGAAATTTGCTAACAAAGCACCTGCACAAAACGCTGGTGGTTCAACATCATTTGTAGGAGGAGGAATAAACGTGACAAATAATAATATTACAATTAGTTCTGCTGCTGCAGGTGATTTAGCTTATCTTAACACCAATAAAACACTACAGGCAACTACAGTTACTGTTCCTAATACAGCTGTGTTTACAGGAGCAATATTACAACCACCTGCTGGATCAACATTACCATCAACAACTGTAAACAATTTTGTATTCTATATTAATGGACAATATGTACCATCAGCATTAGTAACACTAACTCCTGGTAGTGGTATTGTAACAGCTGTATTTAATACTACTAGTTTAGGATACACGTTAGAAGCAGATGATGAAGTAATAGCAATAGGAAAATGGCAATAAAATGGCACGATTAAAATTAAAACAAGTATTATCAAATATGACTTATAATAGTAGTTCTAACCAACTTACTATTAGTGGAAGTAATAATACTTTAATCATATCTGGCTCTGCACAAATAGTTTCAACACCAACAACTACCGGTTCTCTTACTATTCAAAACATTGATAGTTTTGGCGACTCAGGTAGCTTCTATACTGTAGATTTAGGGGACTATTAATATTTATTACGGAGCTATATAGCTTACAATTTCATTTTTAGTAAATACTAAAGCCCCGTAATTGAAGACACTGGTTCACTTGATTTTGGTGAAATAGCACTTAACACATACGATGGCTTGGCTTTCATGAAAAAGTCAGGGTCAAACGGGGAAGAAATTGTAACTATTGGTTCAACAACTGGTAATTTTTCCGGATCATTTACAGGCTCATTACAAGGAACAGCAAGCTGGGCTTTTAATGCCATTACAGCATCATATGCATTAAACGCAGGATCAGGAGGTGGAGGGGCTGATATAACAGGATCACAATATTATGTTGCTGTATTTAATAGTACTAGCTCTTTAGTAACAGGATCAATCTATGACAGTGCATCCGTTAAATTTACAGCTATAGGTGCTACAACACCAGTCGATCCAGAAAACCCAGATCGATTATTCATTGATGCTGGTGATACAACATCATATAATTTACTTTCAGGACACGGTACTATAGACAACTACCTACAATTAAATGTCCAAAACTTTAGTTCAGCTGCTACAGCATCTTCAGACATTGTAGCTACAGCAGATAATGGAGGTGAAGATGATTATTACGTTAATATGGGTATTAACGGCTCTGGCTATAATGACTCAACAGGTGTAGGTGCTTCTAATGATGCTTACTTATTCAATACAGGTGGAGATTTATTAATAGGAAATGCCTCTACAAATAAAAGAGTAATCATATTCAATGGAGGTACTCCTGCATTAGATAATGCTCGTGTTTATATTACTCAAGAAGGAACAGTTGGTATTAATGCTAGTGATGCTAGTTTAATCAATCCAGAAGCATTACTTGTAGAACCTTTATCTGGAAGTGCTACAAATACTTTCAATAATCTTATTATTGGTAGAGGTACTATCCATGAAAGTTATCTTCAATTAAATATAACAAATAAAGGTACAGGATCTGCTGCCTCATCAGATATTGTTGCTACAAACGATATAGGTAACGAAACAAGTTACTATATCGATATGGGTGTTAATAGTAGTGGATATAACACTCCTAATGCTGTTGGTACAGCTAGTGATGCTTATGTATATTCTACTGCCCGTCATCTTCACATAGGAAATGCTTCAAACTACCCGATACAATTTTTTGCTGGTGGTTTAGATTCAGATGCAAATAGAAAACTACAATTAAATCCTAATGGGTTACATGAATTAACAGGTTCATTAAGTGCAACTCAAGGATTTACAGGATCATTGTTTGGTACTGCTAGCTTTTCTACTAATACTTTAACAGCATCATACGTTAATCCACTTGTACAAGATGTACAAATAACAGGTAGTCTATCTATTACTGGATCTACTGGTATTTCTGGTAGTACTTTAGTTTTACAAAGAGATAGTGCTCCTACTTCTTCTCTTATTACAGCAATAGATAATTTAGGTCGTTTATTATTCCATGTTAGAGGAGCATATGAGATAACACCTGGTGGAAACCCAACAGCAGCTAGCATATATATTGGATATAATTCAGGACAATATGTAACTGCTTCTTCTTCTAATAGAAATACTTCTTTAGGAGGATTAACACTTTCCTCTTTAACTACTGGAGGCAAAAACGTTGCAGTAGGACAGTATGCTCTTCAATCACTATTAACAGGTAATTTTAATACGGCTATTGGTGAAAGAGCAGCTCCTGCTATGACTAGTGGAGAAGATAACACTATTGTAGGTAATGGAGCTGGAGCTTATAGATTAAGTGGTAGTTTTAATGTTGCTGTAGGATCTAATGCTCTTGAAAGATATGCCGGTAATAATAATACTGCTGTAGGAGTTCTCGCTGGTAGATTTTCTTCAGGTGATTACAATGTTTTTATAGGTAGAAATGCTGGTGCTAACGTAGTAACAGGTAGTTACAATGTTGTTATAGGAGGCAATAATGGTGCTTCACTTAATACCTTAAACAACTACATGTTGTTTTCTGATGGCCAAGGTAATGAAAGATTTAGAGTTACCAATACAGGTGAATTTTTAATAGGAACTACTACAACAGGAAGTTATAAATTTCAAGTTAATGGTACTAGTAATTTTTTAAATAATGTAACAGTAACAGGATCTGTTACTGCAACTCAAGGATTTACAGGCTCATTACAAGGTACAGCATCTTGGGCTCTAAATACACTAACAGCTTCCTATGCCGATAACTTTACAGTAGCAGGTACACTTACAGCACAAACTATAATAGTACAAACTATTACCTCTAGTACAGATTTTGTAACTGGATCTACTCGCTTTGGAAGTTTGTTAAGTAACACTCACCAATTTACTGGTAGTGTTAGTATGACTGGAAGTTTAACAGCAACAGGAATTAGCAATATAACTGCTTCTCAAGCATTAACAGCATCCTATGTTAATCCACTTAGACAAGATGTAATTATAACAGGATCATTGTTTGTTTCTAGCTCTAATGCTACTCAATTACAAGTTGGATCTAACTTATTGTTTATCACTGGCAGTGGGAATATAGGAATAGGAACTACAAGTATATTATCTGGGGGTAGTACTACATTAGATATTGTTGGTAGAAATGATAGTTTTGGTGGTACTTTATATTTAAGAAATTTATCCTCAACTGCAAGAGGATACGTTGCGATGTATGATAATACAGCTGGTTTAGGTGTAGGAACTGAAACAAATCATAACTTTACAATAAGCACAAATGGCTCAACAAGAGCAGCCGTATTTGCAAATGGAAATGTTGGTATAGGAGTAGGAACCACAGATTCAGGTTATAAGTTAGATGTCAACGGGACTGCAAGAACTGGTATAGCAACCATTAATGGATATGAAACTAATGGAGCAGGATATACTGGATTCCGAGCAGATATTGCTAGTACAATTACTGGAACAAGAAATATAATTTTAGGAAACGGTGCGGCAAAATTTAGTACAGCTATAAATGACAATATTGTTATTGGTCACCAAGCTGCTTGGGGTAACCCACAAGGTATTGTCGCAATAGGCACATATGCCGGAAATTCAGCCTCAGGGACCAATATTGTTGCTATTGGTAAAGAAAGTCTTTATTCTGCTGGTGGTAGCAATAATATAGGCATAGGTGATAGTGCTGGTAGATATATTGGACCTTCTGGAACAACATCAAATACATTAGGCTCAGATAGTATTTTTATAGGTGTATCAACAAGACCAGATGCTGATAATCAAGCCAATCAAATAGTTATTGGACACCAAACTATAGGAAATGGTGCAAATAGTGTTACACTTGGTAATACGAGCATTACCAAAACTATTCTACGAGGATCAGTAGGTATAGGAACAACATCACCAAATGCTCGTTTAGATGTTAGTGGCTCAGCTATTATCTCGGGTTCATTATCAATATCTTCTTCTCTTTACTCCTCTTTAGGAGCAACAGGATCAGCAGCAACTACAACAACAATAGTATCTGTTCCAACTGGTTCTTATACAGCTGGTTTCTTTGATTATACTGTATCTTCAGGTTCAAATTCAAGAGCAGGTACAGTAATGTCTGTTTGGAATGGTAATAATGTACAATATACAGATAATTCAACTTTAGATATAGGAACTACAAACGACGTTACAATGTCTGTTGCATTAAGTGGTGGAAATATATTATTAAGATCTACAACCACTGCTTTCCAATGGATAATCAAAACAACATATAGATTAATTTAAAAATATGATTTATCAAGTACAAATGCAATTTATCCCTGGTAATGATCAAATTTGGGTAGCACGTCTCAACCCAAACGATCCAATCTACGAATACGACACATTTGCCGAGGCACAAACTAAAGCAACTGAACTACAAGATACTGACCCAACAGGAAGACAATACAGAGTAGTAACATTTGATGCAGAATAATATATTTATACCAAACGTATAAACAATGAAAGAAATTCAACCAATAACACTTTGGGTAAATGGCCAATCATTACAAGCTAACAACATTAGCATGTATATCATCAATGATAACTTATCATCTTCAGCTACATTCTACTATCAATTGTTGAATGTAGTAACTGATCAAGATGGTAACACAACTTCATCACAATTAGCACAAGGTAATTTAACAATCAGTGGTACTGATTATGATAATTGGGGTGATAGTGGTAATATCAATGATGAGGCTTATACATGGGCTGCTGGTCAGTTGAATTTAACTTTAGTTTAATATAAACCCCCGCCTTAGGGACAGTGAACTGAGGCAGTACTAAATGGCTAATGAATTTGTAGCGCGCAATGGTCTAATTGCGCTCGATAACTCTGCAATAACAGGTTCTCTTGGTGTATCCGGTGGTATCACTGGATCTTTATTTGGTACTGCTTCATGGGCTCAAAATGCAATTTCTGCATCTTATTTTTCAGGATCTATTTCAAATGCTATAACAGCAGATACAGCATCTTACGTTACCTCTTCAAATGTTTACGGACCATTTGGTTCAAATAGTATATTATCAGCATCATATGCTGTAACAGCAGCATTTGCTTTAAATGCTGGTGGTGGAGGTGGATTAAGTGGTGGAACGGCAAATTATGTTCCTCTTTGGACAGGCGCTAGTAGTTTAGGTACTAGCTCATTATTTGAATCTGCTAGTGTATTAAAGACAGTTTATGGTGGAAACGATCTAGGATTAAAGCTGGATTTTGTAAATAATATTTTTGCATTAGGTAAAGATGATGGTGCTGACATAAATAATACTTTTGGATTTGTTACCGAGAATTTACAATACGCAGCAATAGGTGATATTGGAAGTGCACAAAATGACACGAGATTTGTTGTAAATGATGCAAGTCAAGAGATTTACACAAGAAACAGCGGTTCATTAAAAGGATTAAAGCTAAATTTTCCAAATCAATTATACCAATTAGGAGATGATTTAACAGGAATAGCTGCTAGCTTAGATTCAGGTAGTGGAAACCTATATGTTGATTTAGGTGATTATGGAAGTAGAGGTAATGGAACTGGCTTGTTAATTAATGATAGCAACCAAGTAATTAATACATATGTAAGTGGCGCTAATCAAATAGGACTAAAGCTAGATTTTGCTAATTATGAGTTTTCTCTAGGTGATTATAATGGCAATAATGAATACACTCATATATACGTTGATGATAATGCCCGTACAATTAACTTACTAACTCAGGGCACTAAATTTTTTCAAGGAAGTAATACGTTAATTAGATTAGGAGACGTACTTTCATCAGGAAATGGAACCTTAGTAACTATAGATGATCCAGCAGAATTAGTAACTATAAGTAGACCAACTAAAATTGAAGGATCAACAACCATCACAGGTTCTCTTACAGTAACAAATGGTATTACAGGATCATTATTTGGAACTTCTAGTTGGGCAATTAATGCTTTAACAGCATCAAATGCCCAAACAGCATCATATGCCCTCAATGCAGCTACTGCTTCATACGCTTTAAATATTACAATATCAGGGTCAATTAATAATGTTGATTATATTGATTTTGATACTACAGCTTCATTTGCTGCAGCTGTTGGTAGATTAGGATATGATAGTGGAGAAGGTACTTTAACGCTTGGATTAAATGGTGGGAATGTTACTTTAAAAATAGGAAGTGATCTTTATCAATATGTTTACAACAATACAGCTTCTCCATTAACATTAGGCCAAGTAGTATATATTTCAGGATCACAAGGTAATAGAATAGCGGTTAAATTAGCTTCAGCTACTGCTGAACAAGGTTCAGCAAACACATTAGGTTTTGTAGCTGAAACTATTGCAGTCGGAGGTGAAGGTTGGGTAATGACTGAAGGTAATTTAAGAAAATTAAATACAGTCGGATTAGTTGGAGGACAATTAATATATTTAAGTACTACACCAGGTGCTTACACTCAAATTCCTCCAGTAGCTCCTGCACATGGAGTAAGATTAGGTTATGCTGAAAGAATTGATAATACTGTAGGTTCAATTTATGTAAAAATAGATAATGGATATGAATTAGGAGAATTACACGATGTAGTTGATAGTACAACTACTTCTTCATACGGTGACTTATTAGTTAAAAGTGGTAGTGTTTGGATTAATTCAAAACAATTAACTGGCTCATACACATTAACAGGTTCATTATCTACTAGTGGATCAAATACATTTATTGGTAACCAAATAGTAACTGGCAGCTTATTTACTACAGGTTCAAATAGGTTAATTGGTACTACTACTCTAACAGGTAGTCTTAACATAAGCGGTTCAACTACTCAAATAGGTAATAATACTTTACTCGGTAATACTTCATTATCCGGTAGTATTATAATTTCAGGATCTGAAAACCCATCCACTCCTACCATACAAATATTTGGAGATACCCAGCACACAGGTGTAGTTAGATTTAATCCTATAGCTAGAAGTATAGATACTTCAATATCTGCCTCTTACATTTATGTAAGTGGATCTACAGATGACTTATATTTTTCTCAAAACGGTAAGGGATATAGTAACGTAACTCGTTTACGCTGGTTAGAAGGTAATTTATATACAGGTTTATTAAACGGAGGTTTAATATCAGCTAGTATTGGTTCAACAATATATTATATTAGTAGTGGTAGTGGTGTTGTAGTTAATTTAAATGCATCATATGCAGATAACCCTTATCCTGTAGTACAATATGTAAACTGGGGTAACTTATCAGCTAGTATAGCACCATTAAGCGCATCATATGATCAATCATTTGTTGCTATAGAATCTGATGGAGCTATACATACTCAAGGTATTCCTTATATTGATGGAGACTATAATATTAAAATTCCTATTGGCATTATACTTCACCAAAATAGATCTACAATCAATGCTTATCAAACATTCCCTAGTGTAGCATATGGTTGGAAACAAAGATCATTCGACTTTATAAAAGCATTCGGACCATTAAAAATATCAGGATATACACTTGCTCCTAGTGGTTCTTCAACACGTGGTTTAGTATTAAGTGGAGGTACAGCTTGGGTTGATGGAAGAAACTATGTAGTAGATCCAAATATGCCAAGCTATATTCAAGAAGCAGCTGGTATAACAACATCAAAAATATTTAGATATAGACAATCGGGCTCAGCAGGTTGGGTATATGATACAAATGGAGGAGCTGGATATACTGACATAGATCCAACTAACTATTCACTAAACGGAACATTAACACCAGTAGGCTCAAATAAATGGTCTATTCAAAGAGTATTTTATTTCCCTAATAGTGCTACTAAAGCACTCTTTATTTATTATGGTAATGCCGAATATGCTACAGAAGCTGAAGCATTAGCTAATGTAGGTATAGAACCTTTTTCTGAATCTCCCAACACAACAGCAAACGCTCTCTATATAGGTTATATGATACTTAGAAATGATGCTACTTTCACAGCACCAGCATCATACGAGATTTATCAAGCTAGTTTGTTTAGAGCAGGAGGTACTGGTGGTGCAGGTGGTGGAGGTGGAGCCACAGCTTTATCCGCTTTAAGTGATGTATTAATATCATCCCCAACAAACGGACAAGCTCTAGTGTACAACTCAGTAGATGGTAAATGGCAAAATTTATCATACATTAGTGCCTCTATTTCAGGTAATGCTATTACAGCTACATCTGCATCATTTGCAGCAACTGCTTCTATAGCAACTAGTGCATCGTTTGCCTCAACATCATCATTTATAATAACAGCACAAACAGCATCTTATGTTCTAAATGCTGTTAGTGCATCGTTTGCTAGTACTGCTTCATATGTAAATCCTCTTAGACAGGATGTGGTAATAACAGGATCACTATATGTATCTAGTTCTAATGCTACGCAATTCTTAGTAGGAACAGGCTCATTATACGTAAAAAATGATGGTGAAGTTTTAATAAATACTATATCTGATTGGGGAGCATATAAATTACAAGTCGTAGGGGATAGTTACTTTAGAGGCAGTAAAATGTATCTTGCTTATGATGGAACTAACTCACCTTTAAATTTTGTAATTGGACATCTTGGTGTAAGTGCAACAAGTGGATTGAGATTGCAACACGATGTTAGTAGTGGAAAATCTTTCATTGATGGAAGAAATGATGCTGGTACAAAATATAGATTAGTATTAGGCAATGACGGAAGTGATGTGTTTATTGGTGCCGATGGTGCTGCATCTTTGAATGTAGTTGGTACAACTCGAAATGTTTTAATCAATACAACCACAGACTCTGGCTTCAAGTTAGATGTAAACGGTACCTCTCGCTTCTCAAACAACATGCTCGTAACAGGCTCTGTTACAGCAACCTCATTCACCGGCTCTTTAAGCGGTAGTGCAACTAGCGCTACTAGTGCATCATATGCAGCAACATCCTCCTACGCTGACAACTTCACAGTAGCTGGTACTTTAACTGCTCAAACAATTGTTGTTCAAACAATTACATCGTCTACTAATTTTGTAACTGGATCAACAAGATTTGGCTCTTTATTATCAAACACCCATCAGTTTACTGGTAGTGTTAGTATAACTGGAAGTTTGACTACTACTGGTAGTGTTAATATAGCAGGTGGTGTATCAGCATCAGGAAATATATATCAAGGAGGCACAGGTAATGCTTCTACAGTATTAGCAAGTAATGGAAATACTGCTTTGCTTACTATTTCAAGTACAGGAGCTACCATTAATATGGGTAGATTAGGGGCAATAAGTTTACTTGCTAATAGTACCGATGGCGGTATTATAATGCACGATGGAGCATATCTTGGAGTATCATCAGGCACATTTAGAATTGGTAGTAACCTTGCTGCTAATAATATTATCATAGGTAATTTTGCTAGTTCAACAGCAACAATAAATGGCAATACTACTATAACAGGATCATTAAATATATCTGGTTCTTCTCATACTATTACCGGTAGCATAAATGGTAATTTTACAGGTTCCCTCTTCGGAACATCGTCTTGGGCAAACAATGCAACTACTGCATCATATGCTTTAACAGCACAAACTCTCCTCGGTAGTGTAACATCAGCATCATATGCTGCAACTGCCTCTATAGCTACTAGTGCATCATATGCCTTAGTAGCACAAACATTACTTGGCAGTGTAACATCAGCATCATTTGCTAGTACTGCTTCGTTTGTTAATCCACTTGTACAAGCAGTATTAATAACAGGATCCTTAAATGTAAATGCCGAAAATACTAATATATCATTTTATAACACAGCAGGTACACAATTTATAGGATGGATAGGAAGAAACAGTGATGGTGCATTGAGTGTAAATGCTGATTTAGCAGATTTAAGATTATCTGTCGGAGCTTCTGCTGGAAATATTCTATTAGATACAACAGCAAGAGCTGCAGCACTTATTAGATTAGTATCTACATCAGGAACAATAGTATCAAGTTCATTTACTGTATTTACAGGTAGCGCAGTTGAATTCCAAGTTACAAACACAGGTGTTAAAATAGGTAATGTAATTACCGATACACACACAGTAACAGGTTCATTAAACATTAGTGGAAGTGTAACAGCAACTAATTTTACAGGTTCATTATTTGGGACTTCAAGTTGGGCTAATAATGCTACTAGTGCTTCGTTTGCACCATACACAGGGTTAAGAACTAAAGCAGGATCTGTAGCAAATACATCGTTTACAGGTAACCCTAGAAAAGCAACTGTAACATTTGGTACAGCATTTGCTGATACAAACTATGCAGTAGTAATAACAGGTGAAGATTCAAGAGCATGGAGTATTGAATCCAAATTAGCTGGTAGCTTTGTAATAAATGCTAACAGTAACGTTGGATTAGCAGGTACTACTTATTGGATTGCAACAGCTTATGGTGAAACAACTTAATAAACTATATTTATATTAGAATATGCCAGTTTTTTATTTAGATAGCGGAAGTATAAACAATTTAGAAATATCAAGCAGCTTGCTTGTGTCTGGAGCGTTTACAGTTAGTGGTAGTATAAATACTACTGGTGGATTAACTGGTAGTTTACAAGGTACTGCTAGTTGGGCTACAAATGCCGTTACTGCATCATTTGCTCCGGCGTATTTGTTAACTAGTGCTACATCTTCGATGTTGGCTCCTTACGTACTAAATTCACAAACATCCTCATTTGTTACAAACGCTCAAACATCATCCTTTGTAACTAACTCACAAACTTCATCAATGTCTGTAGCAACGGCTTCGTTTGCTACTAGTTCATTGTCTGCTTCGTTTGCTTCTACAGCATCGTTTGTTAGAAATGCTGTGTCTGCTTCTTATATATTACAAGCAGTTAGTGCATCATTTGCATCTACATCATCTTATATTAATACATTAAATCAGGATGTTAATATAGTATCAGGTGCCTTAACAGTAGACGTTGATAGTATAACCAATTCTTTATCAGTAGGAGGATTTATAGGTAATCAAAACAATTATATAGAAGTATACGTCCAAAACCTAAATTCAGGTGTATCTGCATCAAGTGATATAGTTGCTTATGCTAATAATGGAAGTGAAACTTCTAGTTTCATAGATATGGGTATCAATAGTAGTGGAATTGCTACTGGATACTCATTTGGTAATGGTAATGATGCTTATGTTTATAATACAGGTGGAAATTTATACATAGGAAACAACACAGCATTTTTCCAACCTGCTGTTACTCAACAATCACTTTTCTTGTTTGCTAATGCTTCGGGATCACCTGACTTGGCTATTAGTAGTAGTAGAATAGGTATTAGAAAAACAGGCTCATTAAATGCTATTTTAGATATTAGTGGTAGTACTACTATTACTGGATCACTAAATGTAACTCAAGGAATTACTGGTTCATTACTAGGTACAGCATCATTTGCTGTATCTGCCTCATGGGCACCTGGAGGAGGAGGAGGTTTATCCGGTGGTACAACTGATACTATACCTTTATGGACTAGTCCTACAACTTTAGGTAGTAGTTATATTTCTCAATCTGGTGCTTCTTTAAAAATTGATTATACTGGAGCTATTAATGGTTTTGATTTTAATTTCTTCAATGGTAGCTATATATTTGGAAGTATCTCATCAGATAATATTTTAAGAATAGATTTAAATGATCTTCAATTAAAAAAAGATGGACAAGGGTTATATACTAATAGTGGAACTACTATTTTAGGAGATTATAACAATACTTCTAAATCAACAAAAATAACAGTTGATGATAATAATAAAATAATTACTATATCTGGTTCAGCATTAATAACTTCTGGATCAGGATTTACACCTTCTTCTCTTACTGCTTCTGAAATATTGTCGGCAGGTGATCTTGTAAATATATTTAGTGGTGGAGTTAGAAAAGCATCAAATGAGAATACTTCAAAACAAGCTCATGGATTTGTAATATCTTCTTATCTTGCAACAGACTCAGTAGTAATATTTTACTCTGGCCTAAACACTTCTGTTTCAGGATTAACAGTAGGAGCTAGGTATTTTTTAGGAATAGATGGAGCTCTTACAACAACTCCCCCATCATTAACAGGACAATTATGTCAAGAAGTAGGAATAGCAGTTTCTACAACAGCTTTATTATTCCAACCTCAACTTGCTATTATAACATAATTATAAAAATAAGTTATGGAATTAAAACCAGTATTTTTAGACACAGGCAGTATTAAAGTTGCAGGAAATGGTAATGAAATTATTGATTATGTCCATCTCCCTCTTTCAGCCTCAGCTTCTTTCTATGCAACAACCTTACCAGATCCATATTATGATTATACTCAATCATTTAATGTATCTAGTTCTATTACAACAGATACTATAATATATTCGTTTAAAAATGCTGGAAGAAACCCATTTGTTTCTACTCTATTTACTATAGATTATTTATTAGGTGTTAGGACAGCAGTAAATACTACTGGTCCTAGAGTAGGTATAGGTATAAATGCAAATGCTGTAAGTAATGGTACCTTTACTACTAAAATAGCTTCTACCTTAACTGCTTTTACAATTGCTGCTAGAGGAACAGAAGATCCTTTTGATTATTCTCTAGCAGGTGGATTAGCAGTTGCTAATACAACATACCCTACTAATATACAAGGAAATAATATAGGTTCTTTAATTGAAACTGATTTGTATCTTGAATCTGAAACAGGAGGAACAAACGTTACTGTAACAAGTGGTAGTTTATATAGTCATCGCTTTGCTGGATTAGATGCACTTGTCTTCCCACCAACTCAGTCTTCCCAATCCCCTTTATATTTATTTTCTGGTTCTTTAGTAGAAATATCTGGAAGCGATAAAATAATTTCTTCCGTATTGCCTCCAACAGCTAGTCAGTGGTTTTCACACAGCTTGTCAACTAATATTTCAACAACTAGTGCCACAGTATACACAACAGTATTTACTATATCAGGATCAGGAGCAGCAGCACTAACTAATGGTAAAAGATACTTAGTTAATTTTTACTTAGTAGCAAGATCTGCAGCAACCGGTACAGGATTTAGAATGAGAGCCATAAACGGAAACAACTACTTAGGAACTTTATATGTACCAACATCTAATACAGCCTTTTCTATACAGTCTTCTGCAGACGGAAATAATATTACTAATATAGGTGGTGGTACTTGGCCTACAGCAAACGCAGATAGATTAGCATATGGTGAATACATAGTAACAAAAGCGGCAGGAACCGATCCTTTAATTCAAATAATTAGTGAAACAGCAGGTACTGCTGTAACAGCACAATCAGGAAGCGTAGTATTTTATAAAGTAATAGAATAAACTATGGGACTAAATCAAAGAATCATATCACCCCTAACTATATTTTCAGGATCATTATCAGCACATACTTTTCCTACAACTCTTCCTACTGGAGCTCCTCTACTTATTACTGGATCTGTTTTACCTACATTTGCTACTTCTCCTTGGCGGACTAGATATCTTAATAATAGTTTTACAACAACAAGTACAACACAACAAGATGTTACAGGATTAACTATTAGATTAGAAAATAGTAAAACATATTTAATATTAGGATATTTACGAGCATCTACAATCAGATCTGCAAATGGATTTAGGATAGGAGTTACATTAGCTAATATTACTATGAACGTTTATAATATTGAAATTCCATCATCTACAACAGCAGTAACATTAGGATTAAACCAAACCTGTTTAGCAGGATCTGGTGGTGGAAATAGTTTAGCTAATTATTATTTTTGCCCTATTAGAGCCTTAGTAAGAACTGCAGCTTTATTAACTCCATCTTTTACTCCAAACATCTCATCAGAAGGTGCAGCAGGTGGTGCAACAGATGTAACAATGGGTGATGGAAGTGTATTGTATTATCGAGAATATTAAATATTTATATAAAACATATTATTATGGGAATGATAGTTTGTAAATCGTGTTTTGAAACCAAAATACAAAGTTGGATAAAACCATTTGATGAGAATATTAGTGAATTAGAAGCTATACCTGAATATAATGAAAATGTACAACATTATAGTATATATCAGGTAGCCGATATTGCTTCAAAATTACAAAATGGTGAAATGATTGAATTATTATGTAATATTTGTAAAAGAACACACGTTGGTAAAGATGCAAACGGTGTTGTAAAGGTTAAATATGCTGGAGGAAATTGGGAGACTTTCTGATAAAAATTTGGTTGGCTCTTCCCTCTTGTATATATTTATATCAAACAAATAAAAACAAAAATATGTTAACGTTTATCATTTTGGGCGCATTAAGCGTAATCATTGGTGTTTGGGCTCTTAATAAGGGTAGCAAAACCACAACTACAACTCCCATTGAAACCAAAGAAGAAGAACCAGTTGGTTACGAATCAGGTTCATTTGCTTCTATTGCTACTGAAGAACCAGCTCCAGTTGCTGTTAGTCCAAAGCCAAAGAAAAAAACTTCCAAAAACACAGCTAAAAATGAATCATTAGCTAAAATGGAAGCTAAGCCTAAAAAAGCTAAAAAAGCCTAATGCTTAAAGTAGTTGAAATAGCCAAAGCATGGATAGCTGCAGCTAACCCAACTCCTGAACAAAAAGCTATAGCTGAATATCGTGCCTCAGTGTGTAATGATTGTCCATATAGAGGTTATGTAGAAGCTATTAATAGTTATATTTGTAAGGAATGTGGTTGCCCATTAAGTAAAAAAATATTTAGTCCACTCCCTGGCAAACAGGCATGCCCTGATCAGCGCTGGGAAAAATAAAAATAAAATATATGTCAGAAGTTAAACAACTTACAACCGAAGAATTAGAGCAAATTAAAGAAATGCAACAACAATACAATAAGTTTGTATTTGAACTTGGTAGTGTTGAAGCACAATTACAAAATGTTATAGCCACTAAAGAATTGATCGAAACCGAAAAAGGTAATGTTTTAGAAGACATTAAAAAGTTAGGTGAGCGCGAAAAAGAATTAATTAGTACACTTCAAGCAAAATACGGCGCTGGATCAATTAACCCAGAAACAGGCGAAATTACTCCGCTTTAATCGAGAGACTTCTGCGTTTTGTGCGTTTTTGTAAATATTTATCGTTAGGTAATCCCTAATTATAAATTAAACAATTACAAATAAAATGGCAGAAGTAATTCTTTCCCCTGGTGTATTTCAGATTGAATCTGATCAAAGTATATACACCCAAGCACCCGCAGCACTTGGCGCAGCTATTGTAGGACCTACAGTTGCTGGTCGCCCATTCGTACCAACGTACGTTACTACTTACACACAGTATTTATCACTTTTTGGTGATATTTTTAAAAGTGGTAGCTACTATTACGAATACTTTACATCACAGACTGCTCGTGAGTACTTTCAAAATGGTGGTCAATCATTATTAGTAACTAGAATTATTAGTGGTTCTAATGGTATTGATACTTATGCTACATCTAATGTAGCTGCTATTGACACTTTAACAAACGGTACTGCTGCTACAGTTAGTTTAAATTTAACTAATGCTGCTACAGCTCAACATTCTGCTTCTATTAATGGATTATATACATTAAGTTTATCTGGATCTACTCCACAAGAAGTTTATAATCGCCTTACTGGATCTGCAGCTTATAGTGCTATTTCTAGTAGTGTTGTTAGTGCTTCTTCATTTACTAACCCAAATGTAGTATTTACCGCTATTCCTAAAGGAACAACTGGTAACATTTACTATATCACTTCTGGTAGTACAACTACACTCTTTACTGGAGGTGCTGATATTCAATCTTTCCAACTCGAAACATTAGCTTGGGGTAATCAAATGAATGATGCTGCTACACCAGCTGCTGTTGTTTCTGGTTCTGTAGTTAATGGTGCTTTACCAAGTGGTTCATCTCAAAACATACGTTGGGAAGTAACTAATATAAATACTGGTAGTAACGGTGGTACATTTACCATTGTAGTTCGTCGTGGTGATGATAATAATTCTCAAAAGAATATCTTAGAAACATGGGCTAACGTAAGTTTAGACCCACAATTACCAAACTATATTTCTCGTGTTATTGGTGATTTAAAACCAGTATATAATGTAAACACAGGACAGATTGATTTCCAAGGTACTTATCCAAACCAATCATTGTATGTTCGTGTCTCCTCAGTAACTACTCCAAACGTAGATTCAATTGATAACAATGGTAATTTCAAAACCGGTTCTTATGCTACTACATTACCGTTTGTAGGTAGCGGCTCTGCACATGGTGGATTTACAGGTGGTGTAGCTGATACTACCGCTACTAAATTAATGAATGAAACTATCACTATAAATAATATCCAAGGTTTCCACCCAGACGATTATAACCGTGCTTTCACATTATTGTCAAATAAAGACGAATATCGTTTTAATGTATTATTAGCCCCAGGTATTGGTTTAGATACAACAGCTGCTGATAATATGATTTCTACTTGTGAAGGTAGAGGTGATGCTATTGCAATTGTAGATAATGGTATTTACACCAATGCTACTGTAGCGGGAGCTGTACAAAAAGCTGCTGGTCAATCTAGTAACTATGCTGCTACCTATTTCCCTTGGGTTCAATTATTTAGTAATAACTTAGGTAAAACCATATGGTGTCCTCCATCAACAGTAATAGGTGGTGTATTAGCATTTAACGACCAATCTAGTGCTGAATGGTTTGCCCCAGCAGGTCTAAATCGTGGTGGTATTCCTTCAGTAGTAAGAGCTCAACTCCGTTTATCTCAAACAGATCGCGATACATTATACACAGGAAATGTTAATCCATTAGCTACATTCCCAGGTACTGGGGTATGTGTATGGGGTCAGAAAACATTACAACGCAAACCAACATCTCTCGATCGTGTAAACGTTCGTCGTTTGTTGATTGCATTGAAAGACTTCATTGGTGGTGTTGCTCGCAACTTAGTATTCGAACAAAATACCGCAGTTACTCGTAACCGTTTCTTAAACCAAGTTAATCCATACCTCGATACTGTAGTTCAACGTCAAGGTTTATTTGCTTATAAAGTAGTAATGGATGATACCAATAATACTCCTGATGTAATCGATAGAAATCAGCTAGTAGGTCAAATTTATATCCAACCAACTAAGACTGCTGAATTTATCATCTTGAACTTTAACTTAACTCCAACCGGTGCTACATTCCCTGTATAAGGGATTGTAGCCCCTAATATTTATTAACAGCAATTAAACAATTATAAAATGCCTACATTAAGTCCTAATGAAATCATGTTTACCGAATTTGAACCAAAAGTTCAGAATCGATTTATCATGTACATTGATGGTGTCCCTAGCTATTTGATTAAAAAAGCATCTGCTCCTGGATTCGAAGCTGGTGAAATTATATTAGATCATATCAACGTTTATCGTAAACTTAAAGGTAAAGTTCGTTGGAACGACATGACCTTAGAATTATACGATCCGGTAACACCAAGTGGTGCCCAATCAGTAATGGAATGGGCTCGTTTGGCTCACGAATCAGTAACCGGCCGTGATGGTTATTCTGACTTCTATAAGAAAAGATTAACATTACAAATCCTAGGCCCAGTTGGTGATGTTGTTGGTGAGTGGATTATTATGGGTGCTTATGTTAAAACAGCAACCTTTGGTGATTACGATTGGAGTGCTGATGCTGCTATTAGCCTATCAGTAACAGTTGCTATGGATTATTGTATATTGAACTTCTAATTCCCCTTCATATTTCTCAACTTTTGGCGTCTGCTTTTGCAGACGCCTTTATTTTGCATATATTTATATACGCATAAAATAAAATCTATGAAATTATTTAAATTAATCGCTGCATTACTTATTAGCACATCTGTATTAACATCTTGCGGCCCCAACAAACCAGACAACATCCAACACGACATCAAAATAACTGAAAACGGTTTCAAACCGGGTCCTACAGTTAATGATGCTCCTGTAAAAGTACTTGACACCACAGTATTGATTAAACCAACTTGGGGACAAGCAAATCATTTTGCCTCTAAGCGTGGTGATAATACAACATGGGTAATTATTGGAATTGTATTGTTATCATTATTAGCTGTTACAATTTATGGAGCTGCTAGTAACATTAGTTGGTTTCCTAAAGTATCACCTCAAGCATTAGGTGCTTTTATGTTTGTATTAGCTGCAGGTGCTCTTTACTCGTTTAAAGGACAATCAAGCAACATTATGTGGAACAACGATAAGTGGATTCCTAAAGCACAATTCGATAAAGCAATTCAAGAAACAGGTACCACACAACCAATTTGGGACAGTTTAGAACAAAACTGTAAGATTGTGTTTGGCCCTTACGATTGCTTTAAAAAATAATCTATGATTTATTTCTTAATATTTGTTTTGATTAATATTGGGTTAGCTAAAATTGATGCTAACAAAATAGCAAAAGGTATTAGAATATATCATGGTATTAATGGGTTAATATACTCTGCTTTATTAGGTGGAGTATATTTACTTACCCATAACTGGATGTTACCACTAGGACTAGCATTCTTGCGCATCCCAATATTTAATACTTTTTTGAATTATTTTAGAGGATTATCACTAACATACATCAGTGAATCAACTACCTCAATTATTGATCAATTGACTAGAAACATAGTAAAAACATTAGGTTATTGGACCTATAACATTTTAATAATTATAATAACATTAATATTAGTTTTATGGCAGAATTAAAAATCCCAACAGAAATCGTTTCGTTACCTTCGAAAGGATTATTGTACCCAAAAGAATCACCACTTTCCAAAGGTGAAATTGAAATGAAGTATATGACGGCTAGAGAAGAAGATATCCTCACTAACGTCAATTTCATTCGTCAAGGAGTAGTAATTGATAAATTATTACAATCCCTAATTGTAACTCCAATCAATTATGATGAATTATTGGTTGGCGACAAAAATGCAATTTTGATTGCTGCTCGCATTTTAGGATATGGTGCTGAATATTCATTTAAATATACTAATGATAAGAATCAAGAAGTTGAAGCAACTATTGATTTAACTACATTAAAAGAAAAAGAATTAGATACTTCTTTAGTTAAAGAAGGAGTGAATAGTTTTACATTTACTTTACCTAAAACAGGCAATATAGTTACTTTTAAATTATTGTCTCATAGTGATGAAAAGAAAATTGAAGCTGAAATTAAAGGTTTAACTAAAGTAAATCCAAATGGGTCCTTTGAGATTACTACCCGTTTAAAACATATGATCACTTCTATCAATGGTGACTACGATCAGAAAAATGTTCGTGATTTTATAGATACTATGTTGTTAGCACCAGATGCTAGAGCTTTACGTGAATATTATGCTAAAATTCAACCAGATATCGAAATGAAATTTATTCCTGAAGACGGAAATTATGCAGGGGAGGGCATAACTGTTCCGATTTCTCTTAACTTTTTTTGGCCTGACGCTGGAGCATAGATCTCACATATTCAAACAAATTCATGAAATAGTATTTCACGGGCAAGGAGGATATGATTGGGATACAGTTTATAATATGCCTGTATGGTTACGTCGAGTTACGTTTAATCTAATGAGAGAACACTATGATAAACAAAATGAAGAAATCGACAACCAAAATCAAATACTAAAAAATGCAGGTAAAAAAGACATAATTAAACCAAATATAGCCTCATCAAAAACGTCCTCACCTGATTATATTGCAAAAGCGCCTAAAAAATAGGCGCTTTCAATATTTATACGATGTAATATTATAATAATGGCCGATTTAACACCAGAACAAGCAGAACGACTGGCAGAAGCACAAAAAAGATTTAACGAAGAGGCGTTAAAGGGGGAAAGAATATTAGAATCATTATCTAAAATTTTAGGAGATGAAGTAAAAAATCTTAAAGATTCTGCTGAAAATGCTAGAAAACTTAATACTGCTTTAGGTCAGGGAAAAGATATTAATAAACAACTAAACAGTGAAATCCTTAAGTCTGGTCAAAAAATTGAAGAGTTAGAATTCCAAAGAAGTAAAAATTTAGCTAAATTAGCAAAAGCTAGAAAAAAAGAAGATATAGATGCTTTACTTGATGCTAATAGAAAAATAGATACCCAATTAAAAATTGAAAACTTAATTCGTGGGCAATTAGAGCTTTTAGAACAACATGTAGCAGAGGAAAAAAAGATATCTGAACAAAGAAAAAAAGAATCTGATTTACTTGAAAATATTGCTAAATCCTTAGAAAAAAATATAGGCATTACACGAAACCAAGTTAAGGAAATGTTTACCTTAACTGGTTTATTTACATTATTAATAGACAGTGCTTTTAAAGCAGATCAACAAGCAACAGACTTAGCTAAATCTTTAGGATTAAGCAAAGGAGCTGCTATGGATGTAAGACAAGAATTTGTCGAATATTCTAGAGCATCTAAAAATGCATTTGTCAATACAGATCGTTTACTTAAGGCGCAACAAGGATTGACTGAGCAATTAGGTATTGCTGTTAAATTTAGTGGAGAAGAAGCAGAACAGTTTGCTCGTTTAACAGAAATAGTAGGTTTATCAAATGAAGAAGCAGGTAAACTAGCCCAATTTTCAGCAGCAACAGGAAAAGATACTAAAGACTATGTTGCTGATTTACGCAAGGGAGCATTCTCAGCAATGCAAGCTAATAAAATTCATATTAGCGATAAAGAATTGTTGTCAAGTATTTCTAAGTTAAGTTCTGGTATACTTGTTAAATTCCAAAATAATCCTAAAGCATTATCTGAAGCAGTAGTACAAGCTAAAAAATTAGGTCTAAACCTAGAACAGGTAGATAGTATTGGTAAATCAATGCTAGATTGGGAATCTTCAATTGAAAATGAACTTGAAGCTGAATTAATTACTGGTAAAAAACTTAATTTTGAAAGAGCAAGAGCAGCAGCTTTAACAGGTGATCAAGCTACATTAATGCAAGAAGTAGCTTCTCAAGCAGGTTCACTTGCTGAGTTTCAAGATATGAACGTAATAGCTCAAGAATCATTAGCTAAAGCCTTTGGAATGAATGCCGACCAAATGGCTGAAATGCTAATGAAACAAGAAGCCATTAACAAATATGGAGATAAGGCAGCTGAATTGAATGCCGAGCAGATTAAAGATATGGAAAAGAGAAACATGTCTGTAGATCAATATCTGGAAATGCAAAGTAAGCAACAGTCTGCTCAAGAACAATTTAATAATGCTATGATGAAATTACAAGAAATTATAGGTAATTTAGTAGCAGGACCACTTGGAAAAGCTTTAGATCTTATAGCTAGCATAACACAATATTCAGAAGTATTAAATGGACTCATATCTTTTTATATAGGAAGACAAGTATACTTAATGACGTTAAAAGTAGCTGAATTTGCATTAACAAAAAAGAAGGCTAAAGCTAATGCAGCAGATGCTTCTATAGAACTTGGTAAACAAGCAGGTAAAGTCCCTGTAGTAGGAGCTGTATTAGGAGTAGCAGCAGCTATAGCAGCCTTTGCTGCATTTTCAGGATTATTATCAAAAGGAGACGACGTTATATCCCCTGGTTATGGTAAACGAATGATATTTTCACCAGAAGGAGCTGTTGCTCTTAATGATAAAGATACTGTAGTAGCTGGTACTAATTTAGGAGGTAAAAAAGACTCAAACACTGGCCTAGTAAGAGCAATTGCTAGTCTAGCTAATACAGTAGCCACCCAGAAACCATCAACAAACAGTGGAGGAGGTGGTGGTAATATTTACCTTGATGGTGAACGCGTTGGTACTATGGTTGGAAGACGTACTGAAACTGGTACAGAACAGGTTAAAAATACATACCGATTAGCTTAATTTTCTAATATTTATATCAAACCAATAAAATGCAATAACCATGGCTATCATTGATCAAGCAAACAATTCTAAATTAGGTTTAATAAGTAATGGATTTAATCCTCAACCAGGTAATGCTGCTTGGGGATATGCTGATCCTACAGCTAATTTAGATCCGGCTGTTAGTAAATTACAAAATACATATTCTGTTGATTCTAATCCACAAATTAGGTTAAAAGATTTTAATAAAAACGGAATATCTACTATTCGTGCTGAATCTCAATTAGATGAATTAGATAACAGAGCTCCTAATTTAACACCTAATACAGGAGTTGTATCACAAGTATATAAATCAAAATCAGGTAGAACTTATAAAGATTTAGGTCCTTCTGACGGACGCTATTAATAAGTTAAGTAAATGCCTTTAATTGATTTACAAACTAATCTAAAATCCCTAGTATATGGGTCGGATAGACCTGGTGGGGGAAGTAGTGGTCAGCCGTTTATTTCTACAAATATAAACACTCTTCAACAATCTGTTACTAATAGAAATACTGTAACTTCTCTTTTAGGCACTCTTAATCTTCCATCAACAGTAAATCGTTCTTCTGCTTTTATAGATGGTAGTGTTAGGGGAGCATTAGGAGCTGCTGTTAATGATGCTTTATCTACTGATAACTACATTAGGGGAGGATTTACTGTGGCTGCTAGATCATCAGCTACAGATGTTCTTCGTATTGGTAGCTTTATGGCTAGTCTCCCTAGAGGTTTATTATTTATTCAAAAACAAAAAGATTTACAGTTTTCTAATCCTAGATTAGAAATAAAAAGAGATGTTCCTCCTGTTTCTATTTTATTAGCTTCATCTCAATTTTCTTTCCCTCCTACTTCTATTCAAGCAAATAGACAGATTTTTGAACCAACACGATTTTATAGTCCTGTTAATACTTTAGCTCAAGTTGGAAGTAATGCTTTTGGAGAAGGAAATTATGATAGACATGGTCGTCTCCCAAGCCTAAATGATAGTGATAGATATTCATATGAACGAGCTGTTCGTTGGAATGCGGGATTAGAAGAAGCTTCTGATCCTACAAAAAGAGCATCAGAATACAATAGATTATTAGGCCTAAAACAAAAATTTAATTTAGGAAAAATAGTTACAAAAACAGCTCAAATAAATGAAGAACAAGCTGGGAAAAAAGAAAAAAATAAATTTGAAAAGCAAGCTGCTGCATCTAAAGAAAATGTTTTTAGTAAAATTAAAAATTTAGAAAGAAATTTTAATAGAAGTGGTCTCGGTCAAGTAACAGGTATTTTAAGTAGTACTTTTAATTTTAAATCTCCATCACAGATAGTATCTGGTTTTCTTAATAAAAGAGGAGGAGCATCTATTAGTAATAGAACAATATCAAATGCTTCTTCTCCCACTTTAGGCACCACAGCAAACGTAATAATTGATAGATATCCAGGAGGACCTGATTCTCTTTATGGAATAGGAGAAACTATTATATTCCGTGCAACAAACACTGCCAGAGGAGATGCATATAAAGAGGCTATAGAAAAATCGGCAACTGCAGGTAAAGGTACTTTAGGAGAAAAAATAGAATCTGTAACTTATTACGATCCTACTACATCTGGAAGTATTATAGCAAATGATTTAGGAACAACAGGATTTACTGGACTTAATTCTCCTATTTCTGATTATCCTGGTATTGAAACAGATATAAGAAACATAGGAGCTGCTATCGGTCAAAGTCCCTTAGGACCTATAAGAACATATGCTGATATAGCAAATAGAATCCAACAGACAAGTGCTATAACTACTGGTTCTGCCAACACATTATATGGAATATTCAATTCAGATATTAATTCTGATGGAGTAAACAATGGAAATTATTCTTCTACAAATATAGGAGAAATAGAGTATAGAAATTCATATGGTAATGTTGTTACTCTTAAATATCCAGACTGGCAAAAAGTATCACGTGAACAAAGAGTAGGAAGTGGAAGACAAGATTCAATTAATTTAACTCCTTTATTTAGTTCAGATATAGGTAAAAATTACACTAAAATAGATATAGGAGGTACAACATATAATGTAAACGATTTATGTAAATTTAAGATTGAAGCAATTGATGGTGGAGACCCAACAAAATCTGTTCATATGGTATTCAGAGCATATCTAACAGATTTATCAGATGATATAACATCAGAGTGGAGTGATATAAAATATGTTGGTAGAGGTGATAAATTTTATATATACAATGGATTTAATCGTACAATAAGTGTTAGTTTTAAAGTAGCAGCTCTATCAGCCGAGGAAATGAAACCAATGTATCAAAAATTGAATCATTTAATATCTAATATGATGCCTGATTATACTGATGAAGGACTAATGAGAGGCCCATTAAGTCGATTAACAGTAGGGAATTGGGTTGATTCTCAACCAGGTATAATTACTTCATTAAATTATAAAATACCACAAGATTCTCCTTGGGAAATAGCAATAAATGAACCTACAGCTGGGGGGTCAAAGGAAATGATATTGCCTCATATAGTAGAGGTAACACTATCCTTTACCCCAATTGGTGCTCAAACTCAAAAGGAAAATAAAATACCACGTCGAGCTAAAGATACCCAACATACTTCTTACATAGCTCAAAATTATAATGGAGCAGAAAAAGGTGAACCTAATTATATTGGAGGAGGTATTCTTGTAGGAGACAAACCTAAAGAAAATCCTCAAAACCAAGCAAACCAAAATAAATCATTACCTCAACAACAAAGTACTGGATCTTCTGTATCTCAAACTTCAACTATTAATGTTTCTCAAAAATACGGAAATATTACTTCACGCGAAAACTTTGCAACAAATGCTTTGTTATTTGGTGGAGTACTTCCTGTTAGTAATAGACCACGTTAAAACAAAGTCAAATTTATGGCAGATAGATACGATAATAACCAAGTATTATTTACCACTCAAGGTAAACCTTATGTAAAAAGTAAAGTATACCCTAATATACCTTTATCTACTAGTGATATTTACGTTATAACAACAATAGGAGATAGACTTGATTCTCTCGCTTATGCTTATTATAATGACATAAATTTATGGTGGATTATATCCGTAGCTAATAATAATGTAACTAAAGGTTCTATGTTTCCTATACCTGGTACTCAATTGAGAATACCTCTTGATGTAAGTAATATAAACCAATTGTACAACCAATTTAATCAAGCAAGATAATGTTATGTCAATATTCAGAGATACACTTCCTAAAAACCTTAGGGATTCTTTAGAAGCACGTCAGGATGCGATGACAGATCGCAGCCCTCAAAATATTCAGTATCTCAATTCTCGTAATGCCTGGATAAGGATGACTTCTGCTGTTAATATTAATGGATCAGCAGAACTAGCTAAAAAATATGTTTTACAAGGAGGTACTCTTAATTCAAACAATACCCTTAAAACAGGAATAGGCACCAGTAACGAATTGTATAGTACTACCTCCCCAGGAGGACAAACTCACAGATTAGGTATTCGCCCAATGCCTGGTATTACAGGGATAGATGTAAAATCATTAGGAGCATATGGTTCACTGAGAGAAATAACAGTTAATTTCCAATGTTGGGATATCCGCCAATTAGAAGATTTAGAACAACTCTACATGAGGACAGGATATACTGCCCTAGTAGAGTGGGGATGGGCTCCATATATTGGTCCTGATAAAAAATATTATCCAACATATACTGACTTTTTTAGTGATGAGTTGTTAAATCCTAAAGGATATAATAAAGAAAAAATATTTCAAGAATTATACAATAGATGCCTTAAAACTGGAGGTAACTATGATGCAATGTATGGTTACATAAAAAATTATCAGTGGTCTGCTCGTGAAGATGGTGGTTATGACTGTAAAACAGTAATAATGTCACTAGGAGAACTTGTAGAATCCTTAAAAATTAATTATGTAAGAGGAGATTTAGCTAAATATAATATGTACAAAAGTGGATCTGTTAGTGGAGATGGATTTTTAAATGATTTATTTACAAATCAAGGGGCTATTTCTTCTTTAAAATTTGCTGATTATTACCAAAAAAACACATTAGCAGGAGTTTGGGCAGAATTATCTTTAAAGCTAACTCAAAATAGTGGAAGTGTTAATCTTACATCTAAAGGCAAATCAATTTTAGAAAACAAATTTATTACTCCAACCCTCCCAGGACTAGCTTATTATGGTGATTTAAATCAATTTGTTCAACCTGATTCTAAAATCAAGGCATACATAACATTAGAAGCTGCTTTCGACATAATGAATGAATATGTTATAGCAAAATCTAATAAAGATGGCCAAAATGCACAGCCATTAGTAAAATTATCTACTAAAACACAAACATATACAGGTGAGTCTGCTAAAGATTTACTATGTGTTGCCCACCCATCACAAGTATCAGTTGATCCAACTACATGCCTGATTAAAAGCCCTTTATGGTATGAAAAAATATCTCCTGTTTTAGGAGAATATCCACCATCCCCACCCACCCCAGCATCAACAACAACCCCTCCACCCCCTCCTCCTTCCGGTACAACTAAAGCTATTATTATGGGAGATAGCTTAACTCCATCTTTCCAACAAAATTCTCAAAGATTAGAAAGCACAAAAGATACAAGAGAAATATATTGGAAAGAAGGTATAACATTAATAACATTAAAACAATACATAGAAAAAGCTACTGTTGATAGTAGTGTAACTCATGTTTTTATAAGTATTGGTACTAATGATACTTATATAGAATTTAAAAGTACCCCTATAAGTGAATTTGTAACTCTTTTAAAATCAAAGTTCCCTAATTCTAAAATATATATTATTAAAGGACTTTATGGATATGCGGGTATTGATGATGGAGGAAAAGGATATGATGATAAAAAAATAGATAAAATATTACCTAGAATAGATGAATATTATAGAAAATGGACTAATGCTGGAGTAACAGTACTTTCAAATGAAGTTGGACGAGTATCATCTCATCCTAGTAGTAAAACACCAAGCGTAAAAGTTATAGGAGCCGAAATAGATAGCATTGTAGGAGGATCATCAGGAGGAGCAGCAGGTGGAACTTTTGTCACTCCTGAAGTATTCAAACTTAATGCCGGTGATGCTGTAGCTACTATTAATATATTAAAAGATTTACAAAAAGACTTCTTTACAGATAAAAGTGGAGATGAAGAATTAGGTATCATAGGAAATATATATGTTAGTTTAGACTTTCTTTATAGACAATCCCTTAACGCAGGAGCTGAAGCAAGCGATAGCCAAGAAAAAAATGAAATTAATTTATATACCTATTTAAAAAACATAGCTAACAATATTCAAACAGCTATAGGTAGTCTTACTAATTTTGAAATACATGTTGACCCTGTTGATAATATAGCCAGAATAATTGATGTTAATTATACTGTTCCAAACAACCCAAGTAATTTATTTAAATTAAAATTACAAAACACAAATTCAGTAGTTCGTTCATATTCACTTCAATCCCAGATATTCCCATCCCAAACTTCTCTTATAGCTATAGGGGCACAAAGTAAAGGAGGCCAGCTTGGTATTCAGAATAATACTATGGTTGACTTTAATAAAAATTTAACAGATAGAATAATAGTTGACAAAGAGGAAGCTAAAGGAAATTCTAATACTAAAAATACTACAAAAGAACCAAAATTAGCTGCTAGTTTAGCAGGTATAGTAATATTGTTTGGAGTACTAGCTAAAGAATCAGCTTCTCAAACACCAGGTGTTGTAAATATTGATGAGTTGTTGTCTAAATCTAAAAATGCTTTACGAGATCTAATAGTATTTTTCCAAAATCTCCCAGGAATAGAATCACCAGGAAAAAATAGAAATATAATCCCAACTAAATTTTCTTTTGAAATGGATGGAATTGGTGGTATCGTAATAGGATCCCTAATTGATATGGATAGAGATATGGTACCAGAAGGATATAAAGGAGGAAAAGTAGGCTCTAGACTTGCTCAAACAGTAATAAGAATACAACATTCTATTTCTGGTGAAGATTGGAAAACTAGATTAGAAACTTTAAATATCATATTAGAAGATAGACCAAAGGGAACATTTAATAAATTAGATATTAAAAAAATAGTTACTGATGCTATTAACGCTATTATAGGACAAGGAGCAGGTAACCCTCCATTTCCTCTTACAACTATTATACAAGGATTTCAAAACATAATTGGTGGAATAACAGGAGGTTTTACAGGTGATGTGGGATATGTCCCAGGATCAGCAACGGGAGGTACAACTAAGGTAATTAATGGACAAACACGCAAGAATGGAGAAATTGAAGATTTGCTGATCGATTTAAATACTGTAAGATCAGACTTATATAAAAAACACAATATAAGCCATACTCGTGATAACAACAGAATAAGAGCTCAAGCAGCACCTTTATATAATCTTATTAGATTATTAGAAGCAGCCACTGCTGATGGACTAACAATAAAAGTATTAAATGCTTTTAGAACATACGAAGATCAAGTATATATGTGGAAATCAAATTGTTCTAATGCAATTGGAAGCGGCAAATGCAAAACAAAACCTGGCATATGTTGCCCTGCTGCTATTCCTGGTGGATCAAACCATGGTTGGGGAATGGCTTTTGATTTATGTGATAATAATGGAGCTGGATTAGATCCAAAAACAAACCCAACATATTGGGCATGGATGCAAGCTAATCAAAAAAGATTTGGATTTAAAAACTGTAATACTACTAATGAATCTCACCACTATGATTATTTAGGACCATTAGATATTCCTACTTCTTTTGCTGCTCCTATAGGAACAGGAGGAGGTACTAATCCCCCTCAACAACCATCAAAAGCAGTTTCATGTAAAAGTAATGTAATTATATCTGTAGGTAATCCTAGTTCAACAGAGTGGGCAGTTGTGTATGGAGGAACACCAAGTACAAAATATGGTGCTTCTTACATGCAATCTGCTATGGGTAGTTATTTAAATAGAAAAAATGTTATATACAGTGATTGGGAAAACGATCTTAATTGTTTATTAAAAGAAATACAAAATAAACAACCTCAAGGTAAAATAAAATCAGTGTCTGGGTTCTCCCAAGGAGGAATTAAAACTTATGGGTCTATACCACAATACAGTTTTATTGGACTTATAGACCCAGCATTACCTGCTTCTGCTACTATAGCATCAAATAATGTTTCTAAAGTTAGAATGATATATAGAACAGCAAACTGGTCAAAAGATAAATATCAATCTACTATAGATGGTCAAAACGCTTTAAGTAAGCTTTTAGGAAGCAACGCTGAAAGTGTAAATGTTAATCACTTTGCAATGCCTGAATATTTTGCTAAAAAATATAATTCACTTATGTAAAAATTTAAAATTTTATGTCAATTTATCCAAAAATAAACATTCCAAAGGGAGTCTTAAATTTTAAATATACTTATGGAAAAGAATATGTTTTAGAAAATAAAGAATATGTTGGATATTATTATGAATTAGGAGGAGAAGCATATGCTGGAAAAGAATTTTCAGCTACTGCTGCTAAACTAATAAAAACTTTATCTAGTGATAATTTATCATTAAACACATATGAAGCAATATCTGGTAAAAGATTACCTCAAAATATAAATGTTGTTCCTTATATATACAAATATGAAACAGACACTAGGTATTTTTCATATCATCAGATAACCAAAAATATTGTAGAAATAGATGAAAATGCTTTTAAAGCTCTTAAATCTAATCCTATATATACTGTAGTATCATTAAAATTTTATGGAGGGTTTATAGAAGGAGAAGTATTAGAAGCAGAAAACCAAATACCCGGAATAAAAAATTTTACAGATAATATATATATTCCACCAACATCCTTTAATAATGGGGATGATGGATTTGACTTCCCAGAAGGATATGTATTTGATGAAATAAGAGATAGAATAGATTAATAAATAAAAATTATGTCATTATTTAATAGTTCATTCCCTAAAGAAATTAAAAATTCACTGGAAAAACGCCAGGAGGCAATGACTAACCGCACACCTCAAAACCTCCAATATCTTAATTCTCGCAACTCTTGGATAAGAATGACATCTGCTGTAGATATTAACGATTCATCAAATCTAGCTCAAAACTATATTTTGCAAGGAGGTACACTAAATCCCAATGAAACACTTAAATCAGGAATAGGTACAGGCAAAGAAGCATATAGTACTAAATCTCCTGGAGGTACTAGTCATAGATTAGGTATTCGCCCTATACCTGGTATAACTTCTATAGAGGTCCAATCTAAATCTATGTATGGTTCTTTAAGAGAAGTAACAGTTGAGTTTCAATGTTGGGATATCCACCAGCTAGAAGATTTAGAATTATTATATATGCGCTCTGGTTATACAGCATTAATAGAATGGGGGTGGGTTCCTTATATAAATCAAAATGGAACATATGTTTCTACATTTACCGACTTTTTAGGTGATGAATTACTTAAACCAAAAAATGATATTAATATAGCAACTATTCCTTCAAAAATATATAGTAGATGTCTTAAAACAGGAGGTAATTATGATGCTGTTTATGGCTATATAAAAAATTATCAATGGTCTGCTCGACCTGATGGGGGATATGATTGTAGAACAACTTTAGTATCAGTAGGAGAAATTGTTGAATCTATTAAAGTAAATTATGTTCGAGCTGATTTATCTAAATACGGAATGTATGATACAGGTTCTATTGGAAGTGGATTTTTGGATGAATTGTTTGTTAAACAAGGTAATAATCCTTCTGTAAAATTTGCTGATTATTATCAAAAAAACACATTAGCTGGGATTTGGGCAGAATTAAACTTCAAACTTAAAGATCCAAATGCGAAGGTTCTTACAAATAAAGGAAAAACATACCTAGAAAATAAATATAGTGTATTAGATGTTAAAGGACTTACTCGTTTTGGAGATTTTAATCAATTTATAGAACCTGGATCTGGTATTAAAACATATATTACTTTAGAGGCTGCTTTAGACATAATGAATGAATATATCATTGCTCGTTCTGAAATAGACGACAATCCTTTAATTAAATTTTCAATTAAAACACCAACATATGTTGGTGGATCTACTGAAGATTTATTATGTGTTGCTCACCCTATCCAAGTATCAGTTGACCCAACATCCTGTTTAATTAAAAACCCTCTGTGGTATAAAGACATAGTTAAAGAAATTGGTGGCGCTACAACACAAACATCAACTCAATTAGCAGCAACCGCAAATACAGTAGTAAAAAGTTTAATAGAAGCTGCTGAAGGTGCAGGAGTAGATGGCGATTCTTTCACAGCAGCTATAAAAAACATTATAACAACATCAGTAGAATATTTTGCAGTAAATAAAGATCTAGCAGAAGGAACAACTAGCCAAGCATTGGGGAAAGGAGATAAATGGAAATATGCTCCCGGAAATACTAATGGGGAAGGTTTAGTTGGACTATTAACAGAGCAATTTATAACAAATCCTCCCGGAATAAAACAGATAGATAGAATAAATGGAGTTAATAGAATTGCTAGCGGTAAACTTAATGCTTTATATAGATTATATGATATACAACAACACCTTAAATCAAAAGGAGTAAATATTGAAATTAACTTAACAGTAACAGTAAATAACCAACCAGAACAAAAAACACTTACTGCTCTTTTAAACAACAGACCTGTTGAACCTTTCTTTTTAAATTTTAATAATGATATAGTAAAACTTTTAAATGGTGAATATATACTAAATAATATTACTGTAAATTCAATATCTGCTGCTGCAAGTAGTGCAGCAGCAACAGCAGCTGCTACCTTTGTTCTCAGTACAGAAGATGCAGTATCTTCTATAAAAATATTAGAAAATTTAGAAAAATCTTTCTTTTATAAAGATAATCCTAAAAAGGAATTAGGTGTAATTGGAAATATATATGTTAGTTTAGATTTATTGTATAGACAATCACTTAATCAAGGATTAGAAGCAAGTGATAGTAAAGAAAAAAACGAAATTAGTTTATACAATTATGTTAAAAGTATAATGTCTGAAATACAAACATCTTTAGGTAATGTAAATAGTTTTGAAGTACACGTTGATCCAATAGACAATATAGCTCGAGTAATTGATGTTAAATATACATCACCTAGCAAACCTTCTGACTTATTTAAATTAGAAGTACAAAATTTAAATTCAATAATTCGTTCGTATTCTTTAGAATCACAGATATTCCCAAATCAATCTTCTCTTATTGTAATGGGTTCACAAAAGAAAAGTGGAAGATTAGGAGTTCAAAGTGGTACTTTAAATGATTTTAATGATACTTTAACAGACAGAATTATCCCTGAAAAAGAAGACACAGGAGATTCAGTTGCATATAATGATCCAAATAATCCTGCTTTAGCAAACAGTTTAGCAGGTGTTACTATATTGTTTGGTACATTAGGAAAAGCACCACTAGATAATAGCCCTAATACAGCTAATATAAGTGAATTAGTATCTAAAGCAAAAAATGCCCTACGAGATTTAATAGTATATTTTCAAGCTCTTCTTGCATCACCAGGAAAAAATAGAGATATTATACCTGTTAAATTTGGTTTTGAAATGGATGGTATTGGTGGTTTATTAATAGGGTCTTTATTTGAAACAGATAAAGATTTAATACCCAAAGGATATAATACAGCAGGAACAGGAGGAACTAAAATTGCTCATACTGTAACAAGGTTAAGTCATGTTGTTTCTAAAGAAGACTGGACAACAAAAATAGAAGCATTAAATGTTATACTAAACAGACCAGAAGAAGGAGCTTTCAATTCTTCTAATATAACAAAAATAGTTAAAATAGCTATAGAAAATATTATATCAGCAGGAGTTGGAGTACAACCTCAACCTCCAGCTCCAGCAGCATACAATCAAGGAACATTTGTTGGTGGGGGTGGTGATATTACACCAGGGGATTCTACTGATTTTGATTTATTCTTTTATTTAGCATGGCAGCAAGGACAAAGTGGTGCTGCTCAACATTACAGTTTATGGAAAAGAAACGGAAAATACACAAAATAC